AATGAACGACCTAGCAAAACCAGTGAAGGTTAAAGCCACAGTGATGTGGTGCTTTCACAACAAACCTAATGAGATGTCTAACAAGTTTCAGGTAGACCTATGCAATCTGTCTGATAACGCAGTGAAGGCTCTTGAGGGTCTTGGCATTGAGGTTCGCAAGCGTGAAGACAAGCCAGAGAAAGGCTTCTTCATTACTTGTAAGAGCACAGTGCCAATCAAAGTATTCGATGCCAGTGGGAATAGCCTTGAGGCTACGCCTGTCGGTAACGGATCTACGGCTACGGCTGTAGTTGGTACTTACGAGTGGGCGTGGAAAAACAAGAAAGGCATTTCCCCGTCTGCGACTAAGTTGGTGATTGATTCTTTGGTTGCTTATGAAGAAGGCCAAGCGACTGAAGAAGCACTTGATGAAGTTCTGTAAACATAACCGAAAGGATAATTATGTACGTTGTTCGATTTAATGGTAAAAAGATTTCACTAAAAGCATTTTCGGGACTGACTAAGTATGAGCAGGCTCGTAATGCACTGCGTAAGTATCTGCGTAGCAAAGGACTGAGCCGTAATCACGGACAACTCGGTTATTCTATCGCACGAGTCTAAGTAGTGATCGCACTTGTTGATGGCGACATTGTCGCTCATACCATCGCTGCTGGATGCGAAGACTATGACGAGAAGACCGCTCTCAGCAAGTGCTCTCAATATCTTGAAGACCTTGTCTATGTTCATGCTGGTTGTGACGATGCTGATGGTTGGCTTACAGGTCATCAGAACTTTCGTATTACACTAGCGAAGACACAGCCATACAAAGGCACTAGGACGCAGGAAAAGCCTAAGCATTTAGAGTTACTTAGGACTTACCTAAATAGTGCTTGGAAGTTTAGCATTGAACAAGAACAAGAAGCCGATGATGCAATCGGCATAGCAGCGTATGCGCTAGAGCCAGAGGAGTATGTTATTTGCACCACTGACAAGGATCTGAACATGATCCGTGGCTGGCACTATAACATGAGAAAGAATGAGAAGTTCTGGATTGACGAGGACGACACACTTTATAATTTCTATACACAGGTGCTCACTGGAGACCGTGTAGATAATGTGCCTGGACTGAAAGGCATTGGCCCAAAGAAGGCAGAGAAGATTCTAAAAGGCTGCAAGACTGAAGACCAACTCTATGAAGCAGTTTTGAAAGCATACGACAACGATGAAGAATATCTAACGGAGCAGGCAAAATTATTATGGATACGAAGAAAACCAAATCAGGTTTGGAAAAAGCCCCGATAGTTTATGTCGAATGGGTTGATGCTGTAGCAGATGCAGGCTGGCAAGAAGGCACAAAGACAGAGATTCATCGGTGCTTCAGCATTGGCTGGATTGTGTCGGAAGCAGACGATGCGCTCTGCATCGCCAACACAGTCAGCATGGACTCCAGCAATGCCAGAATGCACATACCGAAGTCGTGGATCAAAACCAGAAAGGAAGTTGATATTGAAGCCATCATCAGCGAAAGCAAAGGGAAGGGTTCTCCAGCAGGTAGTAAGAGACCTTATAATCGCAAAGTTCGCACTGGAGCCTGATGATGTTCGTTCAGTTAGCATGGGCGTGTCGGGGGAAGACCTGCTTCTTAGTCCAGCAGCCAGACGGAAGTTACCAATCAGTGTGGAATGCAAGTCCAGAGCAAGCATCTCAGTTTATGGACACTATCAACAAGCGAAGGACAACTGTAGAGGATACGAACCAGTGCTCGTCATCAAGCAAAACAGAGATAAGCCCTTGGTTGTGGTAGACTGTGAATACTTTTTTGAATTATTGAGGAGAGTTAGCAATGACAACGTATAGATTCATTTATGAAGGCCAAGAGTTTGATGATAGGTCTGACAGTCCGTTTCCTTCAGAGACAGTACTAGAAGCACGACACGACTTTGATGGCGATCAGACTTGGCATCCGATCCTGTGGCAATTCTGCCGCTTCCTTGAGCACGTTGGCTTTGAAGGTGTGCGTGAGAAAGTTAAGATCGATGGCGACATCGATGAGTGTCTGTTCCAGCGTTACTTTGAAGAAAAGCGTTACACTGCAGAAGATGTGCAGGAATACTTCGATGCTCTAAACGAGGACACCGAATGAAACTTCTGATGCTAGACATCGAAACAAGCCCCAATACTGCACACATCTGGGGCCTTCGTGACCAATACATCAGTCCCGAGCACTTGCTAGAGTCCTCCTATGTCCTATGTTGGGCAGCGAAGTGGCACGGCAAGAAAGAGGTAATGTTCGATTCTGTGTTTCAGACGAAGCAACCCAAGACTATGCTTCAGCGGATACACGATCTTATCTCTGAGGCCGATGCTGTGTGCCACTACAACGGCACTCGCTTTGACATACCAGTGCTCAACAAAGAGTTTCTGCTGCATCATCTAGCACCGCCTGCACCATATAAGCAGATTGACTTGCTAAAGGTAGTTCGCAAAGAGTTCCGTTTTGCAAGCAATAAGTTAGACCATATCGCACAGCGTCTTGGTCTTGGTCAGAAGACTGCACACGAAGGCTATCAACTCTGGGTCAAGTGCATGAACAAAGACCCTGCTGCATGGAAAGTAATGGAGAAATATAATAAGCAGGATGTTTTGCTATTGGAGAAAGTGTATGATCGTCTGCTCCCTTGGATTAAGTCTCACCCTAATCATAACCTCTTCAACGGTCACGGTTGTCCCAACTGTGGAAGCGGGAGATTGCAGAAGCGTGGATTTACCTACACCACCACCGGAACCTTCCAAAGATTCCAGTGTACGGATTGTGGTTCCTGGTCCAAATCCTCCAAAGCAGTGAAGGAGCACGCCAGTGTCACAGCAGCATAAAACACTAGGTGATTACATCGCATCAAAGCAGATAGGCGGTAACCACTATAAAAGTGATATTCAGCCTTGGGATGTCTTCCTTGATTGGAAGTTAGATCCTTGGCTGTGTAATGTAGTAAAATATGTGCAACGGCATCACAAGAAAAATGGTTTAGAAGACTTGCAGAAGGCTTTACACTATCTTGAGTTTGCAGTAGCGAATTATGATCGTATTAAAGAAGTGTATTATAAGTAGGAGGGGTATTAAAGATGTCGTTAACGCTCAGGGACATAATGGAAAGGATGGCGAAACTTGATGAAATAACGCTGCTGGAGGTATTAGACATATCATCAGAAGAGATTATTGAACGGTTTGCTGATAAGATTGAAGATAAGTTTGAAGAATTGGAGATAGACCTAGATGACTAAAATGACACCGTATTCCGAATTTATAGCAAAAAGCAGATACAGTCGGTTTCTGCCAGAGATGGATCGCCGTGAGCACTGGGAAGAAACAGTAAACAGATACACCACATTTATCTATAAGCACCTGCAAGAGAAGCACGACTACAAGATGTCCGATGAACTCTATCGTGACATCCGTGATGCCATCGTTGGCCTAGAAGTCATGCCATCAATGCGTGCTATTATGACTGCTGGCAAGGCGTTGGAGCGTGATAACACTGCTGGCTACAACTGCTCATATCTGCCTATTGATGACCCTAAAGCCTTTGATGAGGCTATGTATATCCTGCTCTGCGGCACTGGAGTAGGCTTTTCTGTGGAGCATAAGTATGTCAACCAATTACCTGAAGTCCCGGATCAGTTGTTTGAGTCTGAGACTGTTATTTCTGTTGCCGATAGTAAAGAAGGATGGGCTAAAGCACTACGCCAAGTCATCGCTCTTTTATACTCTGGGGAAGTGGCAAGGTATGACCTATCCAGAATTAGACCTGCAGGAGCCAGGCTCAAAACTTTTGGAGGACGTGCCTCTGGTCCAGGGCCTTTGGATGAACTTTTTAAATTCACTACTGCCAAATTTAGAACAGCCGCAGGTAGAAAACTTACATCAATCGAGTGTCATGATATTCTGTGCAAGATCGGGGAAGTTGTTGTTGTGGGTGGAGTACGGCGATCTGCAATGATTTCCTTGTCGGACCTTGAAGATGATCGGATGAGAGGAGCCAAGAGTGGAGACTGGTGGACACACAACGGACAACGAGCACTTGCTAACAACTCAGCAACTTACGTTACTAAACCAGATATTGGACAGTTTCTCGCAGAATGGACAAGCCTTTATAACAGTCACTCTGGAGAGCGGGGAATCTTTTCACGAGCCGCAAGTAAAACTCAGGCTAAGAAAAACGGAAGGCGCGATGGAGATTATGATTTCGGAACAAATCCCTGCTCAGAAATCATACTACGACCCTATCAATTCTGTAACCTTACAGAAGTCGTTGTACGCTCTGATGACACCGTTGAGTCACTCGCTAAGAAAGTTCGTATAGCAACGATTCTTGGCACATTTCAGTCTACGCTGACACACTTTCCGTATCTGCGAAAGATCTGGCAAAAGAACACTGAAGAAGAGCGCCTCTTAGGTGTTAGCCTAACAGGCATCCTAGATAATCAATGGATGGGAGAAGTTAGTGAAAGCACTGCGGAGAATCTTGAACAGTTACGAAAGATCGCTGTGGATACCAATTCTGAGTTTGCAACTGTTCTTGGCATCCCTCAGTCTGCTGCTATCACTTGCGTCAAACCTTCTGGCACTGTGTCTCAACTTGTTGATTCTGCCTCTGGTATTCATGCTCGACATAGCCGCTATTATATACGCCGTGTTCGTGGAGATAAAAAAGATCCTCTCTCGCAGTTTCTAGCGGTTGCTGGTGTGCCTGTCGAAGACTGCGTAATGCGACCAGACAGCACAGTAGTCTTCTCATTTCCGATGAAGGCTCCAGAAGGAGCACGGTTGCGTGACGATCTAACAGCATTGGAGCACCTTGATCTGTGGTTGATGTATCAGCGGCACTGGTGTGAGCACAAACCGTCTGTGACGATCTCTGTCAAAGAAGATGAGTGGATGGATGTTGGCGCATGGACTTGGAGAAACTTTGATGAAGTCTCTGGTGTGTCTTTCCTGCCTTGGGATGGTGGTTCATACCGTCAAGCACCGTATGAGGAATGCTCTAAAGAGGTCTATGAAGAGTTACTGACTAAGATGCCAAAAGACATCTATTGGGATACTCTGTCAGAGAAGGATGATAATGTCGAAGGCGCACAGACATTGGCG